GGGGTCTACCTCCGACATCAGCGTGTCCGGCCCCACCCCCAATATCTGCGGGATGATCTTCTGAGCATTGGCCGTGCCTTGCGGATCGGCCTCCTTGCCCACGTGCTTATCTATGTATTGCCCTACGGTAAGACCACGGGCGGTGTCGATGGCGATCTGCTGCATCTGCGCGCTCTCACCCGCCTCGGGGTCTTTGAAGATGACAAATCCTCGCGCATCTACCCCCTGCACCCTATCACCCCAAAACCTCTTAGCTGTAGCGAGGTCGGGGGCCTTCAGGTTCCCAGGGTTATTATTCCTTACATTCAACGGTGCCATTATTACTTCCTATTGCGTTGGATAAGAGAAGATGTCACGCGCCACCGCCCGAGGGCATCGGGCTTGCGCTTGGCCTTGCCCCACCGCCCCCGAACTTGACCTGCCCCAAGAGGGGAGCCAGTTGCGCGAGGATGGAGAGGCCCTGCGTCTTACCCGAGAGCCTGCCGCCCCCCTGCGCTTGGCCGGCGGGTCCACCGCGAAAGGCGGCGATGGCGTTGAGCATCGCCTGCTCCTCCTCCTGCTTCTTGCGCGCCTTCTCCGCGTCATCCTGCGCGCTCCGGTTGGCGAGGTGTCCGAGGCCCTGCTGTGCTATTGCTATAGTTAGTGGATTAATTAGTGGCATTAATTAGCCTTTTTCCCAAGTATTAGTTGCGGCGTTCCATTTAGCTAGGAGTGCGCCGGTTGCCTTGCTTCTCAATTCATTCCCAACCACGGCAGTATTGGCTGGACCGAAACTTTCATTCTCTTGAAAGAAGCGACTCAGCCCCTCACCCTGCGCGATTTGCCTACTCTGCCCAGCGCCACCAGGCGATTGAAGTCCCATCAGTCGCTCAAATGACGAGCTAATCGTCTGATTAAGATCGTCGGGCAGTGCGCCCAAGAGAGTTTCGTCTCCCTTCGCGGCGTTCAAGAGTGCCACCAGTTGACCAAACCTGCGCTCATCGGTCTGCGATGATGCGTCATTATTTGCGATATTGGCAGCATCAAGTGCGAGAGGATTGTATTGTTCTGCGAAGTTATACTGCTGATCTGCGTCACGGCCCTCTAAGGTCTGCTGCCCATTGTAGGTGCCCGTAGCGAGTTCGCCGTTATACTGGTTTATGAGGTCTTGCAGGCTGCGCTGATTCGTGCCCTGCGCGTTGATCTGCGAGATGGCACTTGAGTTCAGCATACCCTGCAAGAGGCGATCCTGCCTGCCGCCCGTTGTCAGTTGATCTAATGCACCTGAGTTTAAGAGTTCCTGTAGGGAGTAGTTGCCCGTGTTGAGGAGGTCTTGCAGGTCCGTCTGATTGGTGCCTTGCTGTGTGATGTTAGCGAGGGAGCCTGCGTTCTGCTCTTGGATGTTACTGAGCGCCCCACTGTTTATTAATGTCTGTAAGGCACTCTGCCCCGTGTTCTGTGCGCCTATCTGTGATAGTGCTCCTGAGTTGATCATCCCCTGTAGGCGGCGATCTGCCTTGCCTTGCTCTCCGATCTGAGAGAGTGCGCCTGAGTTGAGTAAGTCCTGTAGGCTCCTCTGGTTGGTGCCTTGAGCATTAATCTGAGAGATAGCACCCGAGTTCAGCATACCCTGTAAGCGGCGATCATCCTTGCCGCTCTGCTTCAGTTGGTCCAGTGCGCCCGAGTTTAAGAGTTCCTGTAGGCTCGTCTGATTTGAACCCTGCGCGCTAATCTGATCCAAGCTCTGCTGGCCGAGGAGTCCTTGCAGTTGTGCCTGAAAGGAGTTCTGGTTGGTGTTTAGGTTGAGGTCTGCCTTATTCTGCGCGCCAATCTGATCTAAGGAGCCGCTATTGAGCAACTCCTGTAGGCTATACTGGTTCGTGCCCTGCTGTGTGATGTTAGCGAGGGAACCACTATTCACGCGGTCCTGTAGGTCCAACTGATTCTGTAGCGAGGCGATGCGCGCATTAACCGTCTCATCTAAGGAGCGTCCCTGTAAGCCCTCATTGGCCAACTGAGCACGCACCCCCTCCTCAAAGGTCTCACGACCCGTGGGGGAACCCTGTATCAACTGGCGAGAGGTGACGCGATCCGCGAGGTCTTGCTGTGCGGAGAGTTGGCGTAAGCCTAAGTCGGAGGAGAAGCGCTGATCGCCACTGAGGCGCTCGGCGTCTATTAAGCGCCTATCGGCAATGCCTAACTCCTGCGCTTGGTTCATGCCCTGTGCTGTTAGGTCACTCGACTGATTAGCGAGCCCTGCGGTGAGGTCTTGCTCTCGCCCACGAAGGCCAAAGTCAGCCTGTGAGTTGCGAGCCGCGAGGGTGTCAATACCACCAAAGCGTCCCGTCAGCGCGCCTATATCTAAGTCTCTATTACTGCCCAACTGCGCGAGGCCAAGAGCCGCTTCCAGTGAGCCGTCATTCTGAGCATACTGCTGCGCCTGCGCGAGTGCCGCGAGGCGGGAGCGCTGTGTGCCCTCATTGCCCTGAGCGAACACATCAATGGTGTCACCGGAGTTGAGCACTCCATACTTATTCAGGGCCGTGACATCGGCTTCACGTTGCCGCGCGGCGGTGGCCTCCACATCCGCTAAGAGTGAGGTGGCGTAGGGGTTATTAGCGCCCTGTCCGTAGTTATTCACGCGCCCTAAGAGGGCCTGCTGTAGATCCTTCTCATACTGCGAGACGTTATAGGTCGCATCCTGACCACCCGTGATGTTGGGGTTGTAGTCAGCGAGGTTGATCTGCTGTGCTTGCGCGTTGGGGGTGGTGAAGGAGATACCCGACTGTGTGACGTTGAAGGGATTTAAACTCTGTATCGCCTGCTGCGCGAAGTTCTCCCCCTTCATGATGCTGTCCCGCGTCAAGGTCTGCTGCTGTGCGCGCAACATTGCATCCGAGGAGCCACCCACCGGTAAGGTCTGCGCGATGCTCGGTCCACCGGCATTGCCGACGCCACTAAGGCTACTCTGCGCGCTCGCGCTCGCTCCTGCCGCCTGCGCCTGTGCGGGGGGAAGGTTCGTGAACTCCTTGAGGATGGCTTCACCCGAGAGTCCCGCGCGATCCGCTAACTGTGAGATGTAGCCAACTTGTCCCGCATCGGGGGTCTGCCCCCGCTTGAGCATCTCGCGGAAGAGAGTGATGGAGCTTCCCACCTCGCCCATCCCACCGTCTCTATTAACAACAGGCAGGGGGCCGAGTTCCACTACTGGCTGTTGGCCACCACCACCAGGAGGATCACCTGTGCCAGGTAGCGGCACAACGTCTTCATTTGTCCCTGTGCCCCCACCAGCGGGTGGATCTACTGTCGCTACAGTGCCAGTGCCGGTGACTGCTGGATTATTAAAGGAGTCCATCGCCGTCTGGAAGGAGCGGCCAAACTCCGTGGCGTTAAAGCCACCGCCAAACCCTTGTATATCCGTGAAGGAGACGCCATTTAGTGTGGGGTTGCGGTTATTTGGATCTTTCGCCGCCTCAGACGCGAAGAGTTGCCCTAACTCTGCGTCACTCTTACCCCAAAATCCCTGACTACCGGCTTGAAGTTTAGAGAGTTCCTCTGAAGCGCCAGCGGCATCGTCTATACCAAGGGCTCGTAGATCACCAAAGGTAGTGCCACCCTTATACCGGCCAAGTTTAGCCTTTTGATATAAGTCGCGGTATTGCGCGTTGTCTGAAAAAGCCATTACTGCTCCTATGCCCTTCTGCGCTTACGGCCCAGGGGTTTGAATTGCAAGTGGGTGCGTCTAAAGGTGGCGGGTTGGTTTAAGCCACTGTTGCTGAACTTGAGTGAGGAGTGTGGGTCATACCCCGCGAGGCGCGTCTCACGCCCTATCATGCGGAGGGAGCCTAATCCATCTACGCCGAGGGTGGAGGTGCCGAGCGTGAAGGAGTTAGCGAGGAGGTTTAGGCTCTCCGTGGTGCCTGTCAGTCCCGAGGAGTCCTGCGTGACCTGACAGGAGTAATCCCCTGCGCCATCGAAGAAGGTGCGCGCGTAGAGCCATCTCCCCCGCGCATCCGAGCCCATCGGGGGCGGTGCGCCGGTGGTGAAGGCCCAATCAATCGCGGTGCCATTATCCGAGGTGCCTGAGTCCATGTCGTAGAGGAGTCCATCACTGATCCCGCCGAAGTGTGGCTTGCCGTCTATTAGGGCCGCGCAGTTCTTATCTGCGGGGTAGTCCCACGGTCCAGACCAA